TATCTAACTGTCCGATGTGGGTACAATGGGGAATGTATGCTTCAATAGCTGCAAGCTTTGGAATCCGCACAATGAAAGGATTAAAGAAATGAGTTACAAGCTAGGAAAGAATAGCCTTGCTAAACTTGAGGGCGTTGATGAGCGCATGGTTGCGGTGGTTAAGTATGCAATCAACGTTACCAAGCAAGACTTTAGTGTAATCTGTGGGCTAAGAACTATTGAAGAGCAACGAAAGTTAGTTGCGCGCGGGGCTTCCCAGACTATGAAATCAAAACACATTGATGGTATTGCTGTTGACCTTATGGCTTATTGCGATGGTGCAAGATGGGAGCTTAATCTTTATGACGAAATTGCTGATGCAATGAAGGAAGGGTCTGAGGCTTGTGGTGTTAAAGTAAGATGGGGTGCTGCTTGGCAGATCAATAACATTGCTGAGTGGCCTGACACTATGGAAGATGCGATGAATGCTTATGTTGATTTGCGAAGAAGTCAGGGCAAAAGACCATTTATTGATGGCCCTCACTTTGAATTGATGCTATAAAATTTTGGGGTCAGCATTTAATTTTAATCTTAAACTCGCGGTTTTCGATCACTGAAGGTGCTGGCCTCACGATCTTATCCTCGTGTCTATGAAGCACGGCAAGTGTTTGCGTTCTAGTATATCCTTGGAATGCCATGCATTTGCAGATGTAGTCCTTATCTTTTCCCTGCAATGCCATTTTAATAATTTGTTTTGTTTCTGGCTTACTATCCCTGCCACCCATATTGTAATCTGGTGCCATGTTATGCTTTAAGAATTGAGTTTGGCCATCGCGCTTTAGAATGCGTGACTTGCCTTCCTTAGCTGATTTGATCATTGCCTCACGCAGTTCGTCTTGCGTCATATGCTATATCCCATTTCTCTTAGCTTGTTTACAAACTGATTTAATTCAGAACGCGCAGCCCACAAGTCTTGCTTAACATTTGGGTGTGGATCTGTTCTGTTTTCTTCATCAATTAAGCGGTCAACTCTGCGCTTGAGAAAGTCTAGTTCAACTTTATGCGCTGGCGTTACATCCATTATTTATTCTCCTGCTGTGGCTTGCGCTTAGGTCGCACAATATTTGTTTTTTCATACTGAATAATGCATTGCGCTGGACCATATAAATTATGTGGATATTTTTCTATGAAGTCAGCGCATTCATAGGGTGATGAGAAAACCATAATTACAATCCATGTTTTAATCATTTGTATTTCTCCACTGTGCTTTTGCTTATGCCTAGAAACATAGCTATTGATGTGATGCACCAGCCTCTTCTTCTAAAATATTTTATGTCGGCAAGCTCATCGTCAGTCAAAGGTTTATTGCGCCACCCTTCGCCGTAGCCTTGATGTGGCTCTTTTGATGTTGGCTCTTCCTTTGTTTTTCTCCTTGAAAGCCCATTAATTTCTTTGAGCCTTTCATTGCAGCCTTTGGCATCGGCCATCATCTTTTCAAGATTGGTCATACGTTACTCCAAAAAAAAGCAGGGCCAAAAAGACCCTGCAGTTGTGAGGTAGGCAGGAAGGATACCTCGGAGAACATTCTTATATTAAAACGGAATGCTATCATTTGGCAAGGCGGATGGTGCGCTATCTGTGTTACTCATGCCTTCTTGTTTTTCTGAAATTTTAAAAGACATATATGGCTTGCCATCTTTCATGCGCTTCCACCCAGCAATTTTTAAATGTTCTGTTTCATCGATTGGGCCAGAATAATCTGGCGCATTGTCATTACCTTTTTTATCATTCTCAAATAGCACTGCAATTTTTGCATAAACCTCAACAATATTTCTACCATTTTTGGTTTGATCTTTAACGCAAACAACTTTTGATTGCTTGCTCATAATATCAACCTTGCCCTGAAGGATCATTGATTGACTTGGAAATGGCGCAAAGGCTGCACCTGTGTTTGTGTTATCATATTCTGCCATGCTTCTGGCTCCTTAAAATAATTGCAGTTGCGATGTATCAATGAAACGTGGGTTCCATTTGATATCTATTAAGCGATAATCTTTACCGCCAGTTTTTGATTTGAACAGTTTTGATGTTGGCTTTAGCTGTTGCAAATCTTCAGTGTGAAGAAGCATTTCTTCGCCCTGATATATGAGGCGCAGCCCGCCCGCTTTGATCGCGGGCTGCACCTCATAATCTCTTATGGATAGGTATTCACCTTTCCAAAGCTTAATAACTTTTTTAGTTACCATGACTTACTACCACTATCTGCGGCATACTTATTACCATCCATCTTTCCAAGAAAGATATCAGCATCGCATCCTAAGTGAGACAGCGCTTTTGTAAGCCCATCTGTTACAGCCATCTTGGGCGCGTCTTCAGCAATACGCCCTTTGTTAGCATCAAAGAATTTACGGCACCCTGTGAATGCACCAAATGAATTTGCAGGGTTGCCATGCCAGACAGTAACATGCGCTAGCACAGCGCTGTCTCCGTTGCTTACAGCTATAATTTCTGTTGTACTGTGCCATCCCCATCCATCACCAACAGGTCCAAACTGTTCAGTCATTTTCTTGACCTGATATTGTGGATCAATTGCTGTAAAGCTGCGCGCGCCAAAGCTTACGGGCTTTAAGTATTGTGGATCAGATGGTGCAAGCTTGTTCCATATTTCTAAGTTCTTAGCCATTCGTGTTCTCCTTCTGGCTTATCTTTTTATTATGCGGAGTGATCCCCGTTTATCTCTTCTGATTGACAGTTGATCACAATGAACCTCACGTTCATTGGGTGCGACCATAGCTTTGAGATCCTTCTTTGCATTCTCAAATACTCTGTTGTGCTCAACACCTTGTATATATGTAACTGCGGCGTCGACGAATTGATTATCTTTACTTGCATCACGAATCACCATTTGGTCGACTTCAATATTGTTATGATTAATAGTTGTTATGCCAACATCTTGTGGCTCCTTGTCTTCCATAACATATGACCAAAAGTCTGATACAATAGTCCACATTTTATCAAAGTAATCATCACTTTGTTGAACGTGTTTGCCTTCCCATTTGCTGTTGCCAAAAATTACAGAGAGGTAAACACCATCAGCGCCAGCGAGTTTTGCATACATCTGGATCTGCGGCATGTATCTATCGATGATATCATTCATAGTATTAAAAGCATTGGTGTGCTTTGCTTCTACTGGTTGCATATTGAATGCAGCATCGATGGTTCCTTTTGCAGGAACTGAGCCTATAATTTCTGATAGCTCATTTTGATGATGGGTAAGCACACAGTTATATTGTTTTTCAAACCACTTTAGATTGAAGTCTTCAGTGTATGATCCAAGCTGAACGGCAATATTATCAGACAGGTCATCTGATTGTGCGCGTCCAGTTTTTACTTTCCAAAGTTGCAGCCATTCACCTTGCATAATCTTTACGCAGTCGCTGCCGCCTATAAAACCTTTACGCTCCATGACGTAGCCTTGCATTAACGCCTAGATTATAAGTTAGCTCATCTTTAAGTGAGCTTACCATTTCATAGCTTAGCTCTATACTTTCAGCTTTTATAATGTCATCTAATCGAGACAATACATAATACATACAGACACGATCATCCATGTTAGTTCTCCTTTTATTATAAGGCTAAGACTATTGCATATGCGCAATAAGGTCAAATATATTTTTGAAAGTCTTCTGCCTTCAAGCCATAATCTTTTATTAATTGCTCTTTGGCTTTGCCTTCTAACCAGTAATCGCCAACAGGTTCACCAAGGCGAATGCGATTAGCTGCTATCTTTGCATCATCTAAAATAAAATCTTTGCGCAACATTTCTTCACGCAATACTTTAGATTGAGATACACGACTGACTGTTGAATCCCATACACTTGAGTCAGCCAGATTCTTTATCTTCTTCATGGTTGTTCTCCATTAGTTTAAGAAACATCTCGCCTTCTAATATGACAAGAGTTTGAGGACTGCCTGTCCTTCTTTTATAAAAGGCAATGTCTCTGCCTTCTAAAACTTTATAAGGGCTAGGGAAGTTTGATTTATCACGATACTTAACTTCACCTACCATTTCGTATCCGTTGAGTTCGAGTTTGATATCGCCGCTATACTCTCCCCCCAAGCTGCCACTGAGCGGTTGCCTTTTCGCTTTGATACCCGCTTCTTTGAGCCAGTTGACAAACCACTTTTCGTGGTAAGTTCCTTTGTTCTTGTTACGGTTTGCCATTTATCTTCCTCATAGCAATGTAAGCAAACATACCAATGCTTTTCATAAGTAGCTTTGCTATTAGTTTTACATATTGCAACAAACCATTCTGTCTCACTGTCGCAAGCAATGCATTTAATATTATGGCTCTTTTTTCGTGACATCTATTTGATATCCCAAAGCATCAAGCCAACAGATTAACATAAAGCCAGACGGTATTCTTTTGTGGCCTTCCCATTTATGAATAAGAGATGAAGTGCAGCCAATCTTATGTGCTAAAGACTCTTGGCTTAAACTTGCTTCTAATCGTGCGCCTGTTAACTGCTTGATTAGCTTCTCGTAATCCTTGGGAATACTCACGGGCTTGTTGTATCTGGTATAACTCTTCAATTGCATTGAATACTTTCAACGCCGTATCATATTTGAGTTCTGTTCTTTTGCTTTTGGCGCGCCAATAAGTAGTGTAAGACGCACCCGCTTTGTCGAATGCGTCTTCAAGTTTTATATTAGCTTTCCATGCTTTATCTGTGACTAGCTGTAGATACGACTTCATAATTGCATGTATGCAATGAGTCAGAGTCATTGTCAAACCCTGTGCTATCACAATATGTGCAAGTCTTTGTATCTATGTAACCAATGTCACGGTCAAAGCCTTGATGTCTTGCAAATTCAACAAGACCTTCACCGCCACACTCAGAACATTTATTAAGCAATGTTAATTCCAACACTTGAAGATCTCCAATTTGGAACATGATACCTGTTAGGTAAATGTGATGCTTTCATTGGCATATCGTTCATGAACTTATTAAAGGAGTGAACAAGAAATCTACGCTTAAACTCTGTGCGAACTGTTGTTTGTTTAATCTCTTGTGAAATTAAATACTCGCGCGCAAAATGTGCAGCATCACCTTCATAAGTTGGAACACCAGTTTTAAACACTGAAATAAATTCATCAGCTTTTTGATGATTGTTATTGTAACAAGCAATATAATGTAAGCCACCTAGAATTGTGCCTATCCTTGGAAAGGCTGACTTAGATAAGCCACAGCTAGGAACTAAATTATGATTCTCAGTTACATATAAAATTTCTTGTTGAGATGCAGTAATAGATCTAGCTTTCTCATGAGCAAGACTTATTAAAAAGTTAGCTATTGATGCTTGCTCTTTGCCGTAAACTTCACCAGCCATTGTTAGCCTATCACCAGCTGTACGCTTTACACCAGAGTCAATGCTATCACGTACTTCACGGGGCAAGCCTTGAATAACATGAGTTCGTATTGAAAGGTTAGCTTTTACAATAGCAAGTAATCTATGCTGACCATCAAGCAATGTACCATCTTCGCAGACGCAAATTGTTGCACCGTTAATTTGCCATCTGTTAGCCATAATATCACGCGAAATATTTAACACATGATTATGTTTTATTGTGCGATTAACTGGATTGTTACCGAGCCAATGCTTTGCCATTTCTGGCGTTACAATAATTAATTCAGCTTGCATTTTAGTTCTCCTAATAAGGGATTTCATCATTGATTTCAGATGGATTGTAGTTAGCTTCCCAAGCATCAGTGGCCCTTCTTAACCATTTATCTCTGTTGAAGTTTGGGTTTGCTCTTTGCAATTCATCTGCAATTTGGTTTAGTTGAGTGGGCCAACCTACCATTGGCCCAAATGTGTCAGCCATCCATTCAAGCTGAACACGATTCATATTCATACCATCTCCTCCCATTGCTTAGTCTTCATTGCACTAGCGATCTTAGCTTCGCGCTCATAGCGCGCAGTATGAGGTGATTTAAGTTCGCCAGTATGCGTTGCCCAATATGTTAGACAGTTATACAAGGCCCACTTGTTTGAGCCTAAGCTGCTGCGCTCATCACCCCAGATACGCAGAAGATTTTCTAATTGTTTTTCATTCGTCTTGCTTGCTGCTTGCTGGCGCGTGTACGCTTTTGCCACAGTCTTCTTAAGGAATGATTCGACTTGATCATGTTCAACCTTGGTCTTCATCCAAGACTGCCATACATCTTTCTGATCTTTGAAGTGCTCAAGGCCAGTGACAATCTTAGCTGCTGATCCATCAACGTTGATAGATGCGGTGTGCTTGTATCGGCTGAATGCTATGGCATCTGCTGTGGTGCAACCATTCAAGCACCAAAGACGCAAGCCACTTGCTGCTTGAGCAAAAGGCCACGATGCATCGTAGCTATTAGAGAAGGTGGCGCGGTACTTAACGTAGTCACCTACCTCTGGCTCAACGGTAAAATTGTTAAATAGTATCTCACCTCTAAGCTTGCGACCATTCTCAAAGACGTCAACGCTTACTTCGTAATCGTCAGATAAGTTAGCTGCTTTGACGCCATCAAGCACAGAGTTTACAACATCATCGTGTGATACGATTTTGTAACGCGACTTGTGCAAGCCCATTGATGCGCCAGTATCAAGTCGCACAATGTTTTGATGTCCAGCAATCTCAATGCCAGCTGCATCGAAGACAGGCTGTGACTCAACAGGAAAGTTGAAGTCATCCATTCTGAAATGTTTCATGCTGCATTCTCCCTAGTGTCTTCTATTGGATTGTAATTAAAAGTTAACGCGTTACGGTCATCTGCAAAAAAAGTAACAAAAGCTTTGTCACCATTCTTATTTGTCATTGTTAGCTTTCTAGTTACATAAGATGCATAAATACGTTCATCTATTGTGATGTTAGTAATGTCGTGCAATGATAGAGTTGCATACATGTTAGTTCTCCTTGGGTTATGTATTGCGTATGTGCAATACTAATTATAATTACAAAACTGTGCAAGAATTAAATATATGCGCAGTTCGGCAATGTCGCTGATACCCCCTCCCCAGCCACGCAGGGTGCATATGGAGCATCTGATTTGAAACGATAGCTGGCAGCGCAGGGAGCGCTACCAACCTGAGAAATGTGGCTGCTATGAAGCAGCCATCTTTCTCAATGCTGTGAGATTTTTCGAGGGCATCTTCGACTTAGATGATGCTGCTTGCTTGCGCTCCCAAACTTCGCCGTGTGTGAGTTGCTCGAAGACTGATACGTCAGCCGCATGTCTTTCCGCTTGCGCCTCATAGCGCGCTTGGAGTACCGCAAGATATCGTTCAAGGCGCTCGACATCGCGTTGGTTCTTGTTTTCGCAAGCTATGTCGTAGTCAGCTAGTGCATCGGCTATGCTTTTCTTGACATATCGGATGCTGTTGTCCGATGTGTAACACGCATCATTAGCCATGCTGACAAGATCTTTAAGGTTTGTAATTTCGTTGCCATCAGTATTTGTAGTAATAGTTACGGCATGATATTTGATAACGTCCAGCTTCATCTGCACAAGTTTAGATATTGAGTTAGTCATGTTCGTTCTCCTGTTCTACCGCGAGGACAGCCCTCACGGTTGGCCCCCAATAACACGGAGCAGAAACGCCAGAATGGCGCTTGAGGTTCGCATACCCCTTGCGGGTTGCGAACCTTTTCTGCCCGTGTTTTGGATCAGGGACATCCGTGTGGGTTACCGCAGCAGGTAGATGGGGTGAACGATAAGTGGCTAACCAAGATCGCTAACGCAGGGCGTGATGACGCTGAAGACGTTATCTAATATTATGACGCGTGTAGTATCTTTTACTACCTGATGGCGACGATCAAACCTTGAAGATCAGCGTCAGTGTGGCATGCGTGTAATCGGACAACAGTATGTCAAGAGGGGCTTAGCTGATACAGCACTAGATGTTGTATGCGGCATAGCTGAGAACAACAAGTGACGTAACGTCAGTTCTTGACATACCTTGCAGTCAAAGCTTAGCAATGGGGGGGAAGAGGGAAGGGG